ACCGGATGGCCGCCCTTTTTTTTAAAGTGGGCCCCTCCACTCATACTTGTCCCCCACTCTGAACGCTCCCTCAAAGCTTATTTAGTAGGTGGTCCCCTATTTATATCTTAGAGACCAAGTTTTACCACAAACATGTGGGATCCACTTTTGAATGAGTTCCCTGATACTGTTCATGGTCTACGGTGTATGCTAGCAAAAAAATACGTACCAGGAGTTCAGAAGACGTATTCTCCGGATACGATTGGGTACGATTTATTTTGTGATTTGATACATCTTCTAAACACAAAAAATTATGAGCAAGCGTCCAGCAGATATAGTCATTTCTACTCCCGCCTCCAAGGTACGCCGCCGTCTGAACTTCGACACCCCTTATTCCAGTCGTGTTGTTGCCCCCACTGTCCTCGTCACAAACAAAAGGCGAGCATGGACACAGAGGCCCATGTATCGGAAGCCCAGACAATACAGAATGTACAGAAGCCCTGATGTCCCTAAAGGATGCGAGGGCCCATGTAAGGTCCAGTCCTATGAACAGCGACATGATATTTCTCATGTGGGTAAGGTTTTGTGTGTTAGTGACGTTACTCGTGGTAATGGGCTTACCCATCGTGTGGGTAAGAGATTCTGTGTTAAGTCAGTTTATGTTCTGGGTAAGATATGGATGGACGAAAACATCAAGACCAAAAATCATACCAACACGGTCATGTTTTATCTGGTTCGTGATAGAAGGCCTTTTGGCACTGCAATGGATTTTGGTCAGGTGTTTAACATGTATGACAATGAGCCCAGTACTGCTACTGTGAAGAACGACATGCGAGATCGTTACCAGGTTTTGAGGAAGTTTACTGCAACTGTGACTGGTGGTCAATATGCTTCGAAGGAACAGGCATTAGTTAGGAAATTTATGAAGATCAATAATTACGTTGTATATAATCATCAAGAGGCTGCGAAATATGATAACCACACAGAGAATGCTTTGTTATTGTATATGGCATGTACTCATGCCAGTAATCCAGTGTATGCTACATTGAAAATCAGAATCTATTTCTATGATTCAGTTCAGAATTAATAAATATTGAATTTTATTATATGAGAAACTTGTACATCGATTGTCTTTTCAAGTACATCGTACAGTACATGGTCGACTGCTCTGATTACGTTGTTTATGCTTATAACCCCTAAACTATCTAAATACTTCATACATTGATATTTAAATACTCTTAAGAAACGCCAAGTCTGAGGATGTAAATGAGTCCAGATTCTGTAGATCAGAAAACACTGGTGTATTCCCAACGCTTTCCTCAGGTTGTGATTGAACTGTAGTTGTATTGTTATGACATCGTAGTTCCTCAGGAACGGTCTCGTGTCGTGTTGGGATATCTTGAAATAGAGGGGATTTGTTATCGTCCAGGTATATACGCCATTCTCTGCTTGAGCTGCAGTGATAAGTCCCCCTGTGCGAGAATCCATATGACGCGCAGTTAAGTCCTAAATAGTAAGAGCAGCCGCATGAGAGATCAATCCTCCTCCTGCGTCCTGGTCTCTTCTTGGCTATTTTGTGTTGGACTTTGATGGGTACCTGAGTACAATGGTTGTGTGATGGTGATGAATTCTGCATTCTTTATTGCCCACTCTTTGAGTGCAGAATTCTTTTCTTCGTCCAAGTACTCTTTATACGATGATGTTGGTCCAGGATTGCAGAAGGAAGATAGTTGGGATTCCCCTTTAATTTGAAATGGGTTTCCCGTACTTCGTGTTGCTTGCCAGTCCCTTTGGGCCCCCATGAATTCTTTAAAGTGCTTTAGATAGTGGGGGTCTACGTCATCAATGACGTTGTACCAGGCATCATTACTGTATACCTTTGGACTTAGGTCAAGGTGCCCACATAAATAATTATGTGGACCCAATGACCTGGCCCACATCGTCTTTCCTGTACGACTCTCTCCCTCTATGACAATACTTTTGGGTCTCCAAGGCCGCGCAGCGGCACCACTCACATTCTCAGAAACCCACTCTTCAAGTTCTTCTGGAACTTGATCGAAAGAAGAAGATAAAAAAGGACATATAAATACCTCTAAAGGAGGTGCAAAAATCCTATCTAAATTAGTATTTAAATTATGAAATTGAAAAATATATTCTTTTGGAAGTTTTTCCCTTATTATTGCCATTGCTGCCTCTTTCGAACCTGCGTTTAACGCGTCTGCAGCTGCATCGTTAGCCGTCTGTTGACCTCCTCTAGCAGATCTTCCGTCGATCTGAAACACACCCCAGTCGACGTAATCACCGTCCTTCTCGATGTAGGACTTGACATCGGAACTGGACTTAGCTCCCTGGAAGTTTGGATGGAATTGTGTGGAGGTGTTGGGGTGTGTAAGGTCGAAGTGTCGACTATTTCTGAACTGGGCTTTACCTTTGAATTGTATGAGTGCGTGGAGATGCAGAGTCCCATCGGAGTGTTTTTCTTGTGCAACTCTGATAAATAATTTATCAGAAGGGCATTGTATATTTTTAATAAGCTCTAAGGCTTCTTCTTTGGGAATGGGGCATTTCGGATAAGTGAGGAAGATATTTTTGGCTTTTACTTGAAATGAACTTGAACGAGGCATTTTGACTAAGTCAATTGGGTGCTCTCAATCTTCTCTGGAATGGGGTGCTTTGGGTGCCTATTTATACGGAGCTCCCAATAGAAATTCAAAATTCAAATTTGAAATCCAAAAGCGGCCATCCGTATAATATT